TGCGGAAATCAGGGGAAAGGATACCTTTTTTGTGACCATCAACCAGGAACGTGTAGAGGATGTGAGCTGCGATGAATAAGACGACGCCTACGCCAATTATGTCGGAGCAGCTGCGCGCCCTGTGGGCGACCGCCCGCCAACTGGGGATGGATAGCGATGACCTGCATGCCCGCGCCAGGGCACAGACGGGCAAGGAACACCTGCGCGACCTGACGTACCGGGAAGCCTACGCTCTGCTGGACGGCCTCAAGGGCCGCCGCAGGCCGGAGCCTCCGCCCGACCGGGCAAGTCAGGAGCAAATCAAGGTAATTTTTGGCCTGGCACGCCGCCTTGGATGGCTGGTTGATGAGAATGGCGCGCCGAGCAAGGCACGCCTGACGGCGTTTGTGGCCAAGCGCTTTGGGGTGGATGAGCTGGACTGGATGATACCCGAAACGGCCACCAAAGTGACGGAAGCGCTCAAGGCGATGATCGCGGGCGGGCGCGGAGAAAGGAAGGGAGGGAACGCGAATGGCACGGGTTGACGATGTGGCGCGCATACCTCCGCAATATCGTAACCTGATTGATACCATTGGCGAGGAAGCCACGCGCAAGCTATGCGCCACCTACGGCGGAGAAGCAATCTATATCCCCAAGCTGGACGCATGGCATGTCGCGGAGCGGGCTGCGAAGGTAGCAAAGGACTGGAATGGCTGTAACCTGCGCAAGCTTGCGCGTGAAAACCATTTGACCGTGCGCAGCGTGCAGCGCATGGTACAGGGACGCAGACCCCCGGAGCAGCCGGGCCAACTCTCCATGATGGACTACGTGCAGGGTGCAAAATAAGGCGACGCGCGTCGCGTAGGATTAAAACAGCACAGGCGGTAAGATGACGGTGTGGCAATGCCACACCGTATCTTTTTTGTGCTGGGGGCGAGCGGATGAACTGGGAAACATGGGCACTGCCGACGATCTTCACGCTGCTGATCGGAGCGCTGGGATACTTTTTGAAGCGTCACATCGACGGGGTGGGCGGGCAGATCACCGACCTGAAAAAGAGCGTGGAGGACAACAAGCGCGATACGGACGCACGGATCGCCGGGCTTGAACGGCAGCTGAACGATTACATCCGCGAAATGCCCTATCAATATGTGCTGCGCGAGGATTTTATCCGCTCAGTCAGCAATATGGATACGAAACTAAGCAAGATATTAGACCGAATGAGCGGGCTGGGAAAGGAGTAATACGATGGCGGACAAGATGCAGGTAATCCAAAACAAACGGGTGCGCGGCCACATCCTGACGCTGCTGGAGCTGACCCACCCCACGCCCACGCCCTGCGATACCGTGGCGAGCGCGCTACTCTCCAGCGGGCTGATCACTAACCCGGACATTGCCAAGCAGGTGGACTATCTGGCAGATAAGGGCTATATCGAGATTAACAGCGTGCCCGCGAGCTATAAGGATGTACACCTGACCTACCTCAAGCTGACGGCCAAGGGCGTCGATCTGCTGGAGGAGACGCTACAGGATGCGGGGGTTGAGGTGTAATGGGTAAGGAGCGCAGTTACAGCCGCGTGCATTGCAAGGTGGACGATATGCCGGAGGTGATCCGGGCGGAGCTGGAAAAGATGCTGCGCGATACCCGGTACACCTATCAGGACATTGCCGAGCAAATGAGCGCGCTTGGGTATGAAATCAGCAAATCGAGCATCCACCGCTATGCGATGCGCACCAATGCGGCGGCGCAGCGGCTGCGTGAAGCTGGGGAGCAAACGCGCGTGCTGATCGAGCAGCTGCGCGACAACCAGGACGTGGAAGCCACAGAGGTGGCGACGGCGATCTTGATGGATGGGCTGATCAACCGCATCGCGAGCGCCGAGGAGGAGTTTGACGAGCTTCCAATTGACAAGGCGGGGCGGCTGCTCACTCAGCTCCAGCGGAGCAGCGTATATAAAAATCGCTTCAAGGCGGAACGACGGCGAACGATTGAGAATTTGGAGCGGTCGATTATGGAGCAGCTGCGCGACCAGGTGCAGGACGACGACGAGCTGTTGAAAAGGCTGAGCGATATGGTGAGCACCATTGCCCGGAGGGAGGCGGCGCGAGATGAGTGATGCGGCAAACGAAAAGCAATGGGTCGCATTGCATGTACTGACAGGCGCGGAGGAGGACGTGGCGTACTCCCTCCACGCGCTGCCCGGCCTGACGGCGCTGGCCCCGATGGAGCGCGTCACGCTGCTTAAGGGAGGCAAGTCACGCGCCAAGCTGCGGCCCGTGTTGCCGGGCTATGTGCTGCTTAACTGGGAGCCGGACGCGGACTTATGGCACTATATCCGCAAGCTTGGCGGAGTGATTCGCTTCCTCGGCGGTTGGCCGCCCAGCGTGATCCCCAGGGATGAGATAGGCGTGATGCTGGCGATGGACGCGCATTGCGCCACGTACAAGCCCGCCCCCGCGATACGCGAGGACGGGCGGACGCGAATTGTAGACGGGCCGCTGCTGCCCTATGGCGACAGGATCACGTCGGTTAACTTCCGCGACATGCGGGCAAAGATTGCCATTGAGCTGCCGGATGGGCCGCACAGGGCAACGGTTGGAATAGAGCTGCTGGAGGACAAGGGACACAGGCAGCCGGACAATGGCGGCGGGTGATACGCTCCCCACGCCGGAGGATGGCGGACAGATGGTGAGGCTGCGGTGCCGGAAGGCACGGGCGAAGCTATGCCATAACACCGATGTACAGAATCGCATAAATATGATATGATAGAAAAAAAGCCAGAGGGGCGATCATATGGGTATGCGGTTACAAAAGCGTATCAAATTAACGAAAGGCATAAATCTGAATTTTAGCAAAAGCGGTATGGGCATTAGCTTTGGCGGAAAGAGCGGACGCATCGGCATTGGCCCGCGCGGAATACGGACAAGCACAAGAATACCCGGAACGGGCATCCGTTACGAAAAGCAGCATTCCATGAAGGGAAAAAAGCGCAGAAGTATGAGGCCCAAAAAAGGACGAAAGGCCGTTGGAAAGATGGGCGTTATGGTACACGGAAAGGTGATACATGAAGAACCAGTCTACATGTCGACGGCGAAGAAACGGCGAGGGTGTCTTGGGTGCTGTACGTTGCCTTTAGTAGGGAGTATTTTGGTCATGCTTGTGCTGTTGTCCATACTTCTCCCTCTCCACGCCATTGCGGAAATTAACCTCGACGGCTTGACCGCTGAAAATCTGGTACAGCTTGAGCATGAGGTCAGAGCGCGGATTGACGAGCAGGCGCAGGAAACTGACGGCAGTTTCGCCGCTCCGATTGTCGCGCGGCTGATCGAGGACACCCCGGCTTGCGATGTGCGGCTGCTGGAATCCG